ACCTGAACCCGAACCTGAATTAGAACCACCTAAACCAGGTACAGACGCATTCGCAAGGGCTTTTTTTGCTTTCTCTCTTGCTTTTGCTAAATCATCACTCAAATCACCAGCACCCATTTTTGCATAGGCACTGACCGCAGCAGTAGAGAAAGCGTCACCAATATCATCAAGTCCCTCGTTTGCAAAATGTTCAAATACAGCAGCGAAACCCTCTACACCTTCTTTGAATATTGTATCTACAGTACCAAACACGTTTTTCATGTTATCCTCGGTTAGAACACTCCCTATAACTTCACTAACTTTTTCCGCCGCAGCAATAGTATTACTTTCAATGGTTGCATATGTATCAGAACCCGCAATCTGTGCGGATACCGTTCTTGCCGACCCTTCTAATGTATTTTTGATTACTTCTAATACGGTCAATTGTTGTTTAGCAACATCTAAGGCTGACATATTTGCAGCCTCCGAACGTTCTTTAAGAGATTTTATAACCTTTGTTTGTTCATCAGGGTTAAGTTCGTTTATCTCCTCTAAACTCATTAATTCATTATTAACAGTGAATTTTAACTCACCACCATCGAACTGACCGATATTAGCCAACAATTCTCTGGTATCATCATCAAATTGACCTCCTAAGATATCTATTTGTGATAACGCTTCTTGACGTTTTGCTGCTTTAATAGCAGTATTGGACAATTCTTCATAATCCATATTAAGAGCGTTTGCTTGAGCCCTTAACCTTCTCATTTCAGTGGCAGATATGGCAAAGTCACCCGTTTCAGAATTAAATGATACCGCAGCACTCGCAGCATTTACAATAGACTCTTGAAGGCCATCAAGGTCATTTTGAGCCATATTCATTAATTGGAACGGGTCGGCTAAAGCACCCACAGCACCACCCAACATCTGAAACTCAGCGGCAAGATTAATAGCTTCAGAAGGGTCAAGTAATTTACCAGCCAAACTGGTAACATCTGCCATGTTAATTCTCAATGCTTGAGAACGAGCAACCATATTAGTAAATCCTTCAACTCCGTTTCTAAAATTGTACGAGTTTATGAGTTTTACATTATCTCCAACAGTTTTCAAGAATTGTCCCGTGTTAAGACCTAAAGACGCGGCACTCTTACGTGCACTTTCTATTTGCTTCGCAGCTTGTGTTGGACCAACACCAATTGAATCGAAACCTTCAACAAGAGTGGCCATTTCTTCACCTGTAAGATTTGTGGCTTTTTGTATAGCAATAAAATCATTTAACTGTTCACTAGTTAAAGTAACATTTCTTTGCATAATAGTACCAATCGCAGCCATCTGTACCCCAACTTCAGTTGCACTGACACCTAACTCTGCAAGGTCTTTAACAGATTGTGAAATAGTCTTTTGCATTTCTTGGGATGCTTTAGCTCCCTGACCAAAAACATCCGCAGTTACTGACTTAGCAGCACTGTCAAATTCAAAAATCGCTGAACGTAGTTCTTTAGTATATTGAATGGCACTATTAATCGCGTCATTCAAATCTTTAGGACCACCACCACTGTTATCTTGTAAAAACATTTAGACTATTTTACTTATAAATACCTTAACGTGAACTTTGTCTACGTTTCTCGTTCAACTTTTCCATATCATCAATATACTTTTTGATAAAATACTTCCTTTCGAACGTAGGCATTTTAAGAAGGTCAGAATAGGAGAACCCCAATTCTTTGACACAATAATAAAACTCATCAAGCATAGCTTGACGGTAATCAGAAGAAAGGACGAAAAAACTCCGCCCCGAAGGCGATACGAGTCGACACCTTTTCTCCTGACGGGGCTACAAAAACACGGTCCAAATCTAACTTCGGTTCCGCACCTTCCATTGTGTTTCTAATATACTTAGAATCTGCAATCGGAAGATTGACAATAGTTGATGATATATCAGCCGGGTCCTTAGAACCATCAAACTCAACAATCATTTTTTCTAATCTTTTAGTAACCACAGGAGCAACCATACCATCAGGGTATGCGTCTCTCATCTTTTGAAGGTCTTGAATGTCTCTTTGATTTAAGATACGACACTTCACCATTTTTTGACTAACAGGTAACATTAACTCAAATAAACCTTCACCATTTGGTTCAATAGTTGTCGGTTTAACATTTAACTCATCCAATAAAATACTTTGTTCAAAGTCCTTCATTGTTTTAGGGTCACGAAGATTGAATGTGTATTCAGGACCGAATGAAGAGTTTCTTAAGAAAATAAGTATTGCCTCAACATCACACTCCAACAATTCCATTGGGTCAAAACTAGGCTCATAAATTTTACTTCTTAATAAAGTCATAATGATGTTGTCACCATTTCTTTGACCCAACAAAGTATTTTCATCCTGAGCTGTTAAATAACCTACTTTAATTGAGGACTTCCCACTTTTATAGTACTTACCCTTCGAAGGTAATTGTACCACGTCATGAGGTAGGTTGAAGTCTTGTTGTCCGTATTGTGCTGCGTTGTCCATATCTTATATAATAAAAAAACCATAGAGAGTTCCCCCTCTATGGTTAAATATAAATGAACTGATTTTTTCGTAAATAGTATATTAGTAAACTAAAATACATCTATCAGGACGTAGTGTCGCCGTGATAGTTGCAATACCATCATCACCATAACCAAGTGAATCAAAGTTCACGTCAGTTAGGAATGTTCCTTGTAAAATCCACTTTTCTACTGCCACACCTGTTGGGTCTAACATTTCCAAGTTGATATTTTTCTTATAACCTGCAGCGTATCCCATACGACCAGTTACAGATTCAGCGTGTAAACGAACCCACTCCATTAACGCTTGAGAAGCTGAAGGACCGATTGGGTCACGGAATGTTACGTTTAGTGTGTTCCAAGTAAATCTACCTGCAACATATGTTGAAGTGTTCAAGAATGGAACTTCAACAGAATTGATTGATACTTGTGGACGTGAAGTTGACTCCACATACCAAGAGTTGATACCCAATGAAGAATCAAAGGTCATGATGAACCTATTTTTTCTTTTTGGTTCATAAGGTATCGGCATTTTCATTAATAAATCAGCCATTGTATTTTTGTTTTTATATTTTTTTGTTTATTACTTATAAATAGTTGGAGTAGTGAAAATTTTTCTATTTACTTTGTTTTGAAAAACCACATTATATAGAAGCTAACTAGAAATTTTTATACTTCTTTTTTCTCTCCTCCTTTAGTTAAATAAGTTTTTACTGGTTTATCATCCTTATATTCTTTATCTAAGAAATTCTTAATGCTTTCAATATTACCTGGGTCATCATCAGAAAAACCAATCATAGGAACGAAATTATTTTTAATGTCGTTCTTAAAGAAAGCTCTCTGATTTAATTTACCCGCCATATCCTTTACATAAGAGATAAAGTTTTTAAGGGCTTTTATCTTTCCTTCTTCAGGGTTCGCAGCACTACCTTCACCATAAGTTACAGGGTGGAACTTTAATAAGTCCAAATACGATTCAACTATATCATCATCAGTCATTTCGTCCTCACCAGAGATGTCTCTAAACTTCTTGAGGTTTGAGATTAACTCTTCTTTACTAATACCCTTGTGATTAGTCATAATCATATTATATACAGCATCTTTTAACACCGAAGGTGTGTGTCCACGAGCTGTGATAATTGAGAAAATTGAACCTCCGTTGATTGCTTCAACAAAATCATCCCATGAAGGACCCGTCTCAGCAACCATTGCGTCAACAATAAATTGTGAGTCACCTTCAGTAGTGAAGTTTCTATAAGGGTTTTCAGCATAACCAACAATAGTATCACCTTTATAATCAAAAGGTTCTTTACCTAAAACCCCACGATATTCTGCGAAGTCCTCAGTAGACATACCCACTTCTTTACCGTCCTCAGTTTGAACGATGATTTGTGTAGGCATCATCAAAATGTTGTCATCCCAGTCAAAAGCATAATACTTCATATTAGGATTACCCGCTTCGTCAAACCCCTCATTGAGTTGTTTTTCCTCAATATATTCTCTTAAGACACTACGAATCATTACTTTGTCTCGTTTAGTCTCTCAATTAATCTTTCTAATTGTTCTTCTGAAATCACAATGTTTTGTGGTTTTTCAGAAAATGTTTTTACACCATTGTTCTCAACATTTAGGTGTTCCATTAAGTTTGATTTCTTAAATTCCATGTTCTTATTTTAATTAAACGTTTAATAAGGCTAATGGGGGTCACCATCAGTAACCCCCAATTTATAAATATATCAAATTAGATATCTTCGAAAGATGCTCCCGTTGGAGTAATCAAGAACTCAATATCGATGAATTCAAGTGCTCTCGTTGGTTTCAAGTAGATTTTACCTGTCAATTGGTTATTATCCAAATCTTCAGGTGTGTTTTCTACAACCACACGGAAGTCGATTAAACCTCTGTCTCTTCTAATAGAGTCTAAGATTGGGTTAACCGCATCTAAGAAGTCTTGTCTTACTTGGTCATCGTTCTGTTCGAACAACAATCTTACCGCTACAGCTGAAATCAACTTACGAGCTTGTAACAACAATCTTCTTACGTTAATTCTGTCAAGTGCCGATTCTCTAATTTGTAGAGTCTTGTTACCCCAAATTACTGTACCCACATCTGAGAATGTTGCGATTGGGTTCAATCTACCTTGGTATAATGTATCTCTATCTTCTTGAGTTAACTTCTTACGTGCTTTAACAGCATTTACCAAACCTCTTGTGTAACCCGCAGTTGCGAACCAAGGGAATGCGATGTTATCTGTTAACGCTAAGTTCTTAACAACCTCTGCCGTTGGTGGGATGTAGATTTGTGTGTTGTTCACACTATCTCTTGTCAATACCCATGGGTAGTAAGTTGCCGTGTAGTTAGAGTCAATTGATGATTCTTCTAAGTTATCAACTGCTTCATCAGGGTAGAT